TCAGAGTGGATTTTTATGATTTCATTTAGTTCATCGTCTGTAAAAATCTGGTTGTTGGTATCTTTATCAGGAATTTTCATTCTTAGATATTCTAGATTAGTCATTCACATCACTTCCTTTTGCTTTTCTTTGGTTTAGCTTGTTTTTTAACTTCTTCTACCTTCTTTTCAACCTCTGGTTCTTTTTCTGGCTCTTGTTTAAGCTCAACTTCCTTTGGTTCAGGTATATTATTCTGTTCATAATGTCTGCGAAGTGTTCCGATACCCATTCTTTCACCTCCCTAAAAAAGAGAGCGGGATTAACCCGCCCTCAATTATTGTGTGATGATCTTAACTACTCTGTTTGCGTCCAAGAGTTTGACTGCATAGTGCATTGTTCCAGCAATTACTGTGGTTCTCTTTAAGATGTCCCTATCTTGTTCAATCTTGAGCTGTCTCTTGTATGCAAGTGCTACTGCATTCTTTCTTAATAACAATGCTGTGTATGTATCTGGTGTGCCAGTTGTTTTGGTTATTCTATCGGAAATTACAACAGGAATTCCTGCTACTTTTCCAATTGCTGCATAGCCGTTTACCATAACTGGTTGTCCAAATGCTGCTGCGTTAATGAAATTGCTATCTTTTAACAAGTCAGCAGCTTGTTTTGAGTGAACTACAAGTGCAAGAATGTCATCATAGTTTTCACCAAATTGTGCAAGTGCTTGAACTATTGCATTATAGTCAATTACTCCAGTTGCTGAGTAATCAACGGCAAGTGTAGTGCTTTCAAGTTCAGCTTTAATATCACTGTCAACTTTGTTAGCAATAACAATTCCAAGTTGTCTTGCAGCTTCGCTTATTGGATCTCCGATTGCAGTTAAAACAGCTGTATCGGAAATTTCAACTGCTTTACCTATTTCTTTGATTACTGCTGATACATCAGATGTTCCAAGTACTTCAGTTCCCATTGCTGTTGCTTCCGTCAAGTCAGTTGCTTCGCTTAATGTTCCCCATTTTGGAAAGTGAATTGTATCGCCAGGTTTTCCGACCAAATTATTGTAAACAGTAGCAAATTTTAAAAGTTTAGCTTTGGATGTAAATTCACCTTCAACAATATTTGAAAATACTTCTGGAACTACCATGTTAGCTTTTAATGTTTCTGCCATTTAAATCAACCTCCTTGCAGTAATTTATTGTATAGGTCAGGATATTTTGTGAATATCTCTACCTGTTTTTCATACGGTAAGCTTAAAAGTTCATCTCGTGTTTTTGGTAATGTTTCTGGTATGTTTGAAGTTTGTGTAAATGATCCAGCTTCTAGGCTTTTCAACTTCTCATTTACTTTGGTTTCTACTATTTCGTTAATTTTTCCTGCAATTGTCTCTACTGCGCCCACAAGCTCTTCTTTTGCTTCGGAAAGCGATTTATCCACGAGTGGATCAACTGTGATTAATGCACCAAATTCCAGGGGTAAGCCTTTTGCTTGAAGATACGTATTCTTTAGGTCCTCCAAAGCTTCTTTTCTTTCTTGTCTTAAGAGTTGTTCATACTGTCCTTTTTCCTTCATCTTCTCAATTTCTGCTTTTTTCTTTAATTTCTCCTCCCTTGTTTTAATTGCTTGAGTAACGGCCCTATCGATTTGGCTTTGGAGTTCCTTTTTTGTCATAATTGCAACTTCCTCGGGATTGAGCCCCAGCTCTATGGCTGTTGCTCTTAACGCCTCGATTGGATCTTTATCGTCATAAAGAACTTCTTCCCCTTCAGCTGGTTGGTTTACAGTTTGACTTTCAGCCTTTTCCTCTTGAGTGGCTTGACTATCCCCCTCTGCAAAGAGTTGGATGTCAATGCCCCTCTTTTCCATTTCTAACATGCTTTATACCTCCTTCTTATTTGTTTGCCCAAGGACATTTGTATTGAATTGCAAGGCTTTTTGCCTTGCTTGCTATTTCTGCATCTTTATTCATCATGGCTCTTCTGTATGCCGCAAGTAGTCCAGCACATGAAGGCTTCCATTCGCCATTTACTTTCTTTTTGTATGGATATCTCCTATTCTTTGGATCTAAAAACACATGTGCTGGCATATCCTCTCTTTTTGAAGAGCCTGCAGGTGGAACATTTTTCCAAACCCTGTCTTTCATCACATCAGCCATTTTATCACCCCACTACTCTCTTAAAACCTCCTTTATGCCTTTATTTACGACTAACTTTGGTGACTTTGGAATTGCTAAAAGTCTATGCCTGCATTGGATATGGGGATGCAGGAACGTTCCATGATCAGCTCTTATTTCTCTTCCTTTTATCTTTTTAGGATTAGTCTTAATAAACTTCTGGATTTGATTATAAGTCCAGGGTTCTTGTTGTGTCAACTTATATCTATTTTTGCACCATTTAGTCGTTCGTTTATCTTGCGGTCCAGACCAGCGATAAGCCTGGATTATATCCTGGTGCTCCTGATAAGTTTGCCAGATTCCATGTTGCATTGCTAATCCTAACTGGTCGCGTACCATAACCTGCACTCTACGTTTTGCGTTTGGTGGGATTTCTTTTGCTAAAATCTTTGCGATCACATCCGTCGGAGTTCCCGAAATTATCCCGGCCGTTATGGTGTTTTCTATTTTTCGCATAAGAGCTCCTGCATAATTGCGCATGATCGTTTCTTCAAAGCTTAGGAAATTACTATTAAACCATAACATTGCATTTGTTGGAACGCCCTTGAAAGGCATATTTATGCTTTCGTATGCCGCTTTGCTTGATAAGGAAAATATCGATAAAGTTTCTTTGCTAAGATATTGCTTAAATTCGTTTATGTATTCTTCAACTTGTGTTGCAATTTGCATCTGGATCCAGTTAAAAGTCTTTGGTCCCATTTCTCCGGTTATAAGCATCCCGATAATTCTTTCAAGCAAAGCTTTTAAAAGTCTCAAATTACGATTAATAAGATATTTCTCGCTCTTATTCAGCCTTTTGTCTAGATTCATCGCCAATCATCTCCAGGTACCAGGCATTTTCTTCTTCTATTTTCCTGGCTTCTTCGTTATAGTCGTATCCAAGTGCTTCAGCAACTGTTTGTTTGGAGACCAATTGTGATTGCATAAGCATAAGCCATTTGTTAAGATCCTCAACCTCATCTGCAGGAATAACTGGATCAACTTTAATTGCAACCTCGTCAACAACAACCCCGTCCATTGCGAGTGCAAGCTTTGCAAGTTTCTTAATACCGTCAAAGTAAACAGATCTATAGTTTTTAATTTTCTTGATTAGTTTGGAAAGTTTTAGCTTTAATGCATATCCAGAAATATTGCCAAGATCATTGAGAATAAGCTCTGGACATTTATTGCGTAAGTAATTCTCTAACATTTCGTACTTCTTTAACATCGACGGAATCACGTTTCCGTTGTATTCCAAAATCTTAAGTTCTGCGTTGTCTGGAGTGGACCATACATTGTGTTCTTGCTTTAAGTTTGAAGCGTCTCTAATTCCACTTGCTATGATTCTTGGTTTGGCATATATATCCTCAATTGCAGATATCCTGGATAAAGTAGAATTCATCTCGTCTATGGTATCCCCTATCCTCTCAAGTTCACTTTCACCCCACACAGGATCTTTTAAACTCGGCATATTTGCTACATGTATAAGCCAAAATTCACCGTATCTGTTTGGTATGTCCTTTACTAACTTGTCGTCTATGTAAATCTGTACCTTGTCTTTTGTATAAACTTCTTTTACGTTTAAAGTGCTATCCTGATGCTTCATAGCATATTCATATGTCCAAGCCACAACCTGTCCGTATTCCATAACATAGTTAAGTGTTCCGTTTAGAAGGTTTACAATCCCTATTCTTATCTGCCCGTTATCATCACGCCCAATCTTTAAAGCACTATCCCCTAAAATCAATCCTTGAATAACAAACAATCTTGCAGTCTTCTCAAAGTTGTTTTGTTTCAAAATTTCATTTAGTCTATTTGTTGCGTTTTCATTGTCTGGAACTATAAGTTCAAAATTTTCGCCAAATATGAGCGAATAATCCGTTGCTATGATCTCGTATGCGTAATCTACAAGGCTTTTTGTAATGTGTTTTAAGTTCCCTTTTGAGTCGTAATCTATAAATAATCCTTTTTGTTTGCAGTAATTTTCGGTATATTCTCCGTAAAACAAATCAAATAATTCGTTATAGTTTTTCACCATCTATTTCACCACCTTACACAATGTCCAGATTAAAGCTCTTTGCTTCTTGTTTATTCGTTGCACCGTAAACAGCAAGTGCCAAAGCCATAACACAGTCGTCGTGATAACCTTCCTGAGCTTCGAGTTTGAATCCACTTCCAGATTTAATTCTTCTGAAATACCTCAACTCATCACGTAACGTTATATTTGATGATGGTAGTAAAATTCTTTTTTGCTCCATCACAAGCAATAAGTTATGCAATAATTCACTTTTTGATTTCTGGGAAAATACAAACGGCTGGCATGCATTTATTCTTTCCGCTACTGGATCACCAACACCTGTTGCGTCCAGAAACACGAACCCGTTGTATCTCATTTGAATATCATTTACAAGCTTTATGATCTCTTCATATGGTATTTGATTAAACCTGTGAAATTCTGCTATCTTGTACGGCTCTTCTGTCGTGTCTAGTACAACAATCACCGTGTAATCCTTATACTTTGCCAAGTCAACGCCAATTGTATATGTATGTCCTTCCTTATATCCAGCAGGTTTATAATCTTCAAATACTTCAACCAATACCTTCCAAGGAAAGAATGAAGAATCGTCATCTACAAACTCAGCTAAATATTCCTGCCTCCAAACATATTCTGGTGTTTTTGCTTTTGCATTCTCTATTTCTTCTTGATCTAAAAACGGATTATCATACACAGTTGCATGTAATGATACTGTTCTGTTTGCTCCTTTTAAACCACGCTGGTATTCTTCATAGAAGTAATTCATTCCGTTTGGTGTAGATTCTAAAATCACAGGTGCTCCCATATCCAACTTCATTGGGGTTATAACTTGTTCATATACACTGTCTTTTATAAACGCCGCTTCTGTAAGTACAACTAAATTAACTTTCCTACCTCTCAAATACTTTCCATTGTATGCCGTAGATCTTGTTGTTATAACTGAATGATTTTTTAACGTAATAGTTGGGAACGGTGATTCTTTTGCACTTTTCACAAAGCCTCTTAATGGTGATCTCTCTATTGCTTCTTCTAGTAAGTCATAATAAATTCTTGCCTGATCTAAAGATGGACCGCCTACAATGATATGACTTCTTGGATTCAACGTTGCAAAATAAAAAATTTTTCCCGCTACATAGTTTGTCTTTCCAAATCTTCTACCTGCACATATTACCTGAGTTGAACCGTTCATATATAACACTTCACGTTGCTTTTCCGCTATTTCATCATATCCAAATAACAGCTTAACGAACGTTTCAGGATTCTTGAGCTTCCTCGCTATCATCTCCATCTGACTCTTTGTCATTTGTTATCAACTCCATTAATTTGACAAATGGATCTTCTGTATCTTGGTCAAGTTGTTTGAATTCTTCAGCTGCTGTATAACGCACTTGATTGGTAGCAGTGTTATACAAAGATTGCATGGCTTTGAAAGTTTCTGGATGAATCCTTTTCCAATCCCCTGTTTTTATCAAGTCGAAGAAGATCATTCTAAGTTGTTTTGCTAATTCAAAATTTTGTTCACGCTCTACTTTCAACGTTTCAAGCCTTGAAAGACCTTTTTTTACTTCCTCTTCAAACAACTGTTCTGATTCTTTCTGTGCTGCACGCTTTTTGATTTCCAGCCCAACGTTCCAATGGTTTTTCTTATGTCTAAGTATTGCAGTATGTGAAATATGCTCGTTATATGTTTCTTCTAACCAAGCCGATATTCTTTTTACTCCCCAACCTTCTGCAAGAAGTTTCTCTATCTCAGCTCTATGTTCACTATTACATACCTTGCATTTTGAATTATGTAGAATACTCATTACCACCACCTCTTTGCCAACTTATTTGCCTTTTTGCCAACATTGGCAACCTTTACAGCCACCTTTCCCCTTTCAAGATCTCTTTCAACGCCCTATTCTGTTCTATGATCGTATTCTTCGTGTGTTTCAGTTTCTCGACAATAATCCGCCACTTCCCAAGTTCGTTTGATGCTTCCAGAAGTAAGTTGTTTATCTTTGCAAGCAGGTTTATGTTATTCTGCATTCTCATCTGTGCTTCTTGAATGGAAATTTGACTTAATTCTTCTGCGGATAGTTCATCCAGAGTCAGCTCCTGATCCAAGTTTTCCCACTTCATTCTCCTCCACCCACTTTCTGATTCCTTTCGTGAGTTTCTTCTTTTTGTTCTGTTCAATAAAAAAGTCTTTATCTATTTCTAACCCTCTATGAATTTTTAAATGGCATTCTGGGCACACAAGGATAAGATTATACGGGTGATTGTTTCTTGGAACCCAGGGAATCCCATAATCCGGCGGTATCGTCGCATTACGCCTGAATAAGTGATGGATTTGGCCGGTTCCATTTACATATCTCCCGCAAACGCGGCATTTCTCTTTATCCCGCTTATGCACGTAATCACGGATAATCCTTGGAATGGAGCCTACCCCATCTTATCGCTCCCTTCGACCAAATTTGTTCGATCCATTAGACAAACGCGCCCGCGTTTATCTATTCATCACCCCTTCTTAATAAGTTCAACAAGCTTCGGATTATCCTTGATGAGAGTATATATCCCGTGTGCCATCGCTTGGACGATCCTTTCATCGTGTTCATCATCATCAACGTTATTCAATCCAGCTGAAAAAAGTATTGCATGAACCGCCTCGTGTAATAGTGTTAAAAGCATGCCTTTATTAGAGTGCTTTTCTACGTTGATTATTCCCTCGACATAATCAATGTTGCCAACCATGTCGCCACCTAAATCATCATGATACTGCACTTCATATTCAAAACCGTTAATCTTAAGTGTTTTGA